CTAACTGCCATTAGTTTACAATTCTTTTAGTGTTTGCTTCAAACATTGCGAGCATTAACTCAGCTTGTTTTTTTAACTCCGCCTCCGTTACCTGTATGCCTTTAAACTTGCTTTCTTCCCATCCAAAACGCCCTAAATCGGTGGGCTTAATTCTTTTTTTGCCTGTGTGCGGCAATATAGCCCAGTATCCAATTTGACGCGCTTGAATCCAAGATTCCTTCATTTGATCATTCTTCGCTTTGACCATTGCAGTAAAATAGCGCGGCGAAGTATTGTAAAAATCATCCTCCGACAAACCAACCCAAGCCGCCGTTTGTTCAAGCGACTCCCAATCCGTTAGGCTGTCGGTTGCGGCTCCCCCGATTGCGCCTCATCTCCTTTCGCCTTCGGCATTGACTCGGCAAAAAGCTCCATTATTTTAGCGATTGTTTCTCCGGTTAGCCAGTCTGCAACATCTTCAACCGATGCCGCAAAAGGTTTTTTTGTTGCTTTGCCGCCGTTTAAAAATCCTGAAAATGCAAGGTCGGCAATAAAGCTAATCTTAATTTCTGCCTCACCGCCTTGAATGGACTCCGAAAAATCCCGTAAAGCTGTACGGCCTGTTAATTTTTCGTAGTGGTAAAGTGCGCCAAATCCGAATTTGATAGGCGTTTGTTGTCCGTTAAAATCTAAATAATTGACCATAGTTCAAAAAAAGAAATAAGGCCCGACATAAGCCGGGCCAAGCATTAAGGATTTGTTGTTTCTGAAAGTGCCCCTGTGCCTACAAAAGTGAAATCGTAGGTTACGTTTTCATCCACTCCGGATGAAGATGCGCTTAGACTTGTAAGCATGCCAGTACCGGAGTAAATCTTGTCGCCCGATACGGTCGTGCCCCATTTGATTGTGGCAGTTGTGCCGCCGTTAATTAAAGCGTACAAGTCGTCAAAAGTGTAGGTGCTATCCCATGCGAACATGGCACTACCGGACATTTCCCACGACAACCGGCCGGGAAGCTGACTGCCCCACGAATCGGTATCTTTGCAAGTGGTGTCGCGTGGCGACATTGAGATACTCAAATTGGCATCTACGAGGCAAGTAATGGTCGCGGCTCCGACTTGTATTACTGCCAAACGGGAATTTAAAACGCCTGTTGTTGGCATAATGGAATTTATTTAGAACGTGAAAAGGATTTGGGCGGTGTAGGTATTGTTATTTCGTCAGCGATTGACGGCTCGAACGTTTCAAGGGCGGCGGCTTGCTCTTCGGTCAAAGGTGTGCAAGCGTTATCCGCTAACGCGTTTTTTCGGCAAAGTGTAAAGTCTGCAATCGGTTTTATAATACCCTGATCTAACAGGGCCTTTGCGTCTGCTCCTAAACGAACGCAATAGCCAGGTAAATAGATTTTCCCGCCTGCTGACTGATCTACCCATTGTTTAATAAATTGGTATCTGTCCATTACTTTTTAAGTTGAATAGCGTTTAAGCGTTCTTGCATTTTAGCGACCTCAACGGCCAAATCTTTACGCTCTCGATCACAATTAACCAAAAGCGCGTTTAGGTCTTCGATTTTAGATTCCAACTTCTTTTCAGTCGATCCCCACATATTGAAAAAAAACCAAGTTGAACCAACGAAAAAAATAACTGAAAGTCCTTGATCTTTTAGCTTTGCGGCGAAGAGGTCGTATAGTTGTTGCATTTGTTTATTTGGGTATTTGTCTTAAAATCGTTTTTTCGGTCGCTTAAAATTATCCTCAATCCACGTAAAACAGACCATACCGGCCATAAATCCAAAACCGGCGAAAATTCCAAAAAGCGCGTATTTCAAAAATTCTATCATCGCTTCACAACCGTTGCGGGCCGAATCACATAATCCGTACCCAATGAATACCAGTTGTTTCCATTTTGGAAATATTCAATAAATCCTTCACTATCCCATTCCGTAAGGCGAAGGTAGCCCGGTGAGTAGTAGGCCCGCTTCCAAGTGCCTGTGGCCTTTGTAAACGACCATTGCAAGCGGTCTAAACCCTGCACTTTAACCACTCGAAAAAATATAGTTGTTTGTTGGGTGTAACCTTTTAGCGACCATGTTTGCAGCGTTAAATCTTTCTGTCCGGTTGTGTCAAACAAAATTACTCCGTAGGCGCTTTCTATTTGGTTGCCATCTCGAATCATCCCTCCTATCTCTGCCCGGTATTTTTGTACTACTCGCATATCTGCTACCCGCCTGCCTATTTCTTGGCTTGACAACCGCCTAAGCGCTTGCGCCTGCTGTACCGTATCGGTGATGGGTACATCTGTTTGCATCCGCTTGCCTTGATCGTCAATTGTCAAGTGCGTAAGGTATAACCCCTGCGCGGTTGGCGTGATGAAGGTAGTATCTGTTATAATTGTTTGCGCTTGCATTTGTAGCGCTGTTAAGAGCAGGGTAAATATTAGTGTATTTTTCATTGTATGTCTGTTTTTTTTAGTGAAGGTCTACCCAAACGCCTGCGGCCCTTACTTGCAGTTTGTTGTCTGTTGTGTTGTAAATTACAAGGCCATCGGCTGGTGTTGTTATTGCGTTGCGTTGGGTGGTGGTCATGCGTGGAAAAAGAACGCCTTGTGTGGTGCTGCTAATCTCCAGTACTCCAGAACCGTTAGGGCTTGCAGTTCCTATTGAAACTATTCCATCATTACGAACCATCAGGGCGTTATTATTGCCATCGCTGTTGTGAAATTGCGCTGTCCAAGTGGTTGAGGTTGAGCCGGAGCCGACTACGTGAAGTCGGGCTGCTGGTGATGCATTTATTCCAAAATCTCCAGATCCTCTAACTTGAAAGTAATTTTGTGTACCATTAAAATTCCTAAAATTATAAGCTATTTCAGAATCTCCTATAGCTGCAAATGTATTTCCAGATAATTTAGCTGAACGAAATTCAATTGCAGATGCTTGAGGAGTATTACTTCCTATAAGTCCCAAAAAAACTATTCCAGGAGTTGCGTTATTCATCGAATAGCCTCTATGCAATAGTCCTCCGCCTGATATATTAAATAATTCAATAGTTCCTATTGTACTTGCTACGCCCTCAATCCCTGAAAATGGATTTGTTAAATCAGCATCTCCAATTTTTAATCTTGGATTTGTTCCTGTTCGAGCAACAATATGTAAATTGTCGCTTGGCGAAGTAGGGCCGATTCCTAATCGTTTATTGGTGTTATCCCACCATAATCCATTGTCACCGCTTTGCGTCTGCGCACCTGTCCAAAAAGATACCTGTCCGCTCGCGCCTGACCCTGTCACATCACTTGACGGATCGGTATCAACCGTAACGGTGCCGCCTCCATTTGATAAAGTTAAAGTGTTGGTTCCAGTTGATAATGTTTGCAGCTCGTTGCTTACGCTTCCATCTACCTCCGTACCTGTCACCGTAATCGTAGTGCCTGCTGTACCTACTGTATTAATACCAGCACCTGCAATAGTTACCGACCCTCCACCGCTTGAAAGTGTAGCTGTGTTCGTTACTACTGATAGCGTTTGCAGCTCGTTGGTAGGGCTTGGATCGGCTGGAGTTTGATTTGACCAAACGCCTGTACTCGCGTTATAAATTAGCGTTTGTCCTGTTGTCGGGCTTGTTAGTTGTACGTCGTTTATTTGATTAAGGTCTGGGAAGTGCGAAGGTCTGACAAATATAGTTCCATTGCTTGCTGCATTTAATACAATAGCAACAGGAACCTTTAAGTTAGGCGCTGTTGGTATTGTTTTGGTTAAGCACCCCGCAGTTGTAGCGCTACAATAAAGTACGTCACGATCTGCCCACGTTTCACCACAACTCGCGCCCGTTGTATTTAAGCCTCTATCTTTGCCAAAATGGTAAACCAAACCATCGCCACCATTTGCAATATCTTGAGCCGCTGTACCTAAAATATATTCACTGTTTACAGATCCATCGGCAATAGCAGGAGCGATTAAAATACGGCCCGATGCGCCAAAAGTACCAACCGCCATTACTACTGTACCTCTCGTAATTGTGGAGCCTGTTTGATTTTTGCAGTTAAAAAATACATCTTCAAAAACTTGCCCGGTGACGTTGCCCGAATTTATTACAACGTCTAAGGTTCCCTCCTGAGCGTTCCAACTAAGCCGACCCGCGTCTAAGTCGGTGGTATCGCCTGTCCTAAATTGCAAGTAGTATAGACTGTCAAGAATAATGCTGTCATTTTGAATCCGGATGCCTTCGCCCGCGTAGTAGGTTGTCCCTTCATTAATCCAAACCCAAGCGGAGCCGGTCCAATAGTACAACTCCGGACTTGTGCAGTTATTAATAACGACCCTACTATCGCCTTTTGTGGGCGTGTATGCTGGTGCGCTGCATCCTGCAATTTCTTCAATCGTGTTGCCAAGTAGCTGCCAACCTCCGGGCGTGTTGTAGTGATACCATTTGCCTGTTATGGTGTCAATTGCTACTCGCGAAGTACGCGCGGGAGGTGTAAATGAAGGCGCGCCGTTGGTGTAGCTGATGCCAGCGCCGTACGTAATGTTATTTTGTGCGAAAATTTGCGGTAAACTGCAAAAAAGCGCGGCAATTATTAATATATATCTCATCCAAATACAATTTTTAAAATTCCGTAAGGTAGGCCGTAAAAATTATTGGCAGTCAAAAAATAAAGGTCGCCAACGTTCAAACCTGATGCGAGCGCGTCGGCGTCCGAATCAAAAAAGCGTACTTTGATCGATGGAAGTGGGCCGTCCGGATTAACTATCATTATTCTATCATTTTAACGACCCCATAAGGAAGGCCGTAATAGTTATTGATTGATAAAAAGTAGAGGTCGCCCGATTGCATACCGGCCGCGAGCGCGTCGGCATCGTGGGTGAAAAAACGACCGTACACGGGCAATGGTGGGCCGACTGCGTTTTGTCGATTAACCCGGATTGTATACTGTGCAATGTGGCAATGATAACCCGAATCGTTGTCGTAAATTTGTCGGACTTGCTCGTATCTAATGCCGTCAATACTTGTTAGTTCGAGCTGAAATGTAACATCGCGCCGAAAAAAGTCTATTGCCTGTCTAAACGCTTCCTCTGCTTGGCGCGCTTCGTCAAATGTCGTCCCCCAAATTGCAACCTCTGTTAAAACGTTATCTACCCAACTTGCTGCGCTTTTATTGTGCGCTGGATTGGAGCCTACTACCGTAACAACAGCGAATGGAAGGGCCGCGTTTTGAGGAGCCACGACCGGATAAACGCGCGTACCAAAGATGGCAAACGCGTCGGTGTTATCTGCTATTATTTTTCGGATTGGGCCTTGAACGTTCATTATACTTTTTTTAGGCGTTTGATTTTGGCTTTTAAGCCCTCTACAATCGTTTTTTGTGTGCGCTCCTTCATCATTATCCAAGTCGGCAAAATAAACGGTCTTGGTGGCGTGTGGCGCGTGCCTTTCTCGATCATGTGAGCATAGTATCCATCCGTTTTGCCAAATGGCCCAAAAACGCCCTGAGCGGTTCCCTTTGCTAATTTCGCACCTACAAAAACCGCGTATTTACTTTGCCTAAACCGTAGCACGTCAAACGATGCAGCGAGGTTGCCAGGATAATAGGTCGCTACTACATTGCCGCGGCCCTTTGGCGCTCGCATACTCTTAACGAGTTTTGCAGTACTGTACCGTTTATGGACTTCGCGGCCGTGTGGTGCTGCCCGGTAAAGGGCTGCTACTACGGGTTTAGCCGATTTGGTTAAAATAGCGCTTGTGCCGCGCTTGGCGTTGCGCGCTATCTGCCTAAATTCTTTTAACAGCTCCTCGACTTCCTTTGCTAATTGTTCGTTCATTCTGTTACCTGCGTTTCAAGTATTAAACGATCGTTTCTTCCTTGCTCGGATATACGTATTATGTCCCAATTATCTCCATTGTAAACAATCCGATCAATTACCGTTACGTCTGTTTTACGAATCTCAAAGTTTGCCCGATTAGTTGCATAGACTGCGCCTTCTGTGACATCTTCACGAACTCCGCTTTTTGGATATATAACAGACGCCCAAACAGTCAATAAATTAGACCACGTTTCTACGCGTTCGCCAGTTGCATTTTCAACAAGGGCGCGCCGTTGTATTGTTATTTGGCGGTCTAATTTACCAATGGTTTCTTTTTTGTTGCGCATCATATCACAAATCGAGTATAGGGTGACATAAAGCGCTCGGATACGCGTATAACAGCGTCCGACGGTGAATCGGTGCGATTTTCGTAAATGTCAGCTAAAATCAAAAAAACAGCTATTTTCAAGTTAGCAGGAACCGCCGCCGCGTTCGCATATCCGGTCGAGTACGTGACTTTAACCTGGAATGGCTCTGCGGTTGCGTTCCATCCATCAACCGGAACGACTACTCCCCTTTGACTTTGTGTGTGCTTCTCAATAACATATTCGCTCGATGCCAAATTGGTGAACGTCGCCGGATTTGTACTAACTGAATAACTTATCGACGTGAGCGAGCTAAATGGCGCGTAGGTCAAATTAAATGGTTGGTCATCATCCGGAAAACTCCGGTAAGTTTCCACTACCGTAGCGCCCAAAAGCGACATTTGGCAGTACTGTTCGACAAAGCGAATTGCCGCCCGCAAATAGGCCTCTATGATAGTATCCTCTGCGCTCCCGGTAACGCGTAAATGCGTTTTAGCCTCATCGACTGTGACCGGCAAGGAGGAAGAGTAGGTTAGCTCTATTGCGGACGGCAAGTATTTCATTTTATCGCTTTGTTGCTTTTTTTACGATTGCGTCTGTGGCCGCTTCAATTAGGACTTCTGCAATAACTGCCAAGCCATCTTTGATTAACCGCTTGGCGCGTGACTCCGGTACGTCTTTATGGATACCTTTGCCGTATCCAAAGTCGCCATCCTCATCGTGGCCAACAAGACTATCTAAAACACGAATAGTCATAATTAAGCGGTGATTAGGTGCTTAACTGCTGCGGTGTCAAGTAGTTTCGCGTCCCAACGAGCGAAGCCAAACAATCCAATTTCGCCAGTACCCATGTATAAGTACTCATTCCGCAATATTTCCAACGCGCGAGATTGACGAACCAAGTACTTGCTGAAATCGCCGAACAAGATCAACTTGGAAGCAGTGTTGATTGTGCTGTCCATGTCTTGGTTGATGACGTATTGGAATCCGTCAATTGTTGCAGGTTCGCCCACGATAAAGGAAGGCTGCCATAATGGACGCGCGTCAGATGCTCCGATTGATAGCTTTTTGATATACGCAAGTACATTGTCGTGCATCATAAAGCGACCGTTCCGACGGTATTCAGGATCTACGCTGTGCACCAAGTCGAGAATCTCGGCAAAGGTAATTGCAGTAGCGGACGCGGCGGTTTTACCAAGTGTTGAACCTGTTACAACTCCCTGAGGCTGGGAAGACCCTGTACCGGTTGTACAACTTTCGTTTGCAGCACGGCCAAAACGCGTACCCATCAAATTAGCCACATACGCTTCAATGTCAAATGCGCTATCTTGGATAAGCTCCTTTGAAAGCTTAATAAGATCGCGGTAAGTGTACGCACCAACGGCAACCTGCGCGAAGGTTGTGTCTTGAACAGTCGCGGCGCTACCTTCGGCAACGAGTACCGCTTTGGCGCTCGTGTCATTGTTAGTAGGGAAATTTAGGGTATTTCCGGAATCCGTCAAAAGCAAATTTGCAACTTCCAAAACACCGCCATACGCCTTCATTGACTCAATGATCTGATTTGCAAGGCTTACAGGAACGGTAAAACCGCCCAAAGAGTTAGTGCCAGCGATTAGCGTATTAGTTCCACGTTTTTCCAAAATAGAACGCTCGGCGTCTGTCATACGCGCTTCGCCTTGAATCATGTATTTGCGGAAAACGGCGTTAAAGTCGGCGTTTACTTCCTCAGGATTGCGCTTATCATTTGCGCGACCTCCTCTCTCCTCGTTCTCATAAAAAAGCTCTGCTGATCGTTTTTCAGCTTCAAAAGCTTTTTGGCTGCGTTGAAAGGATTGGTAGGCTTCTTCCTGCTCCTTCTCAGCGCGGGCAAAAGTTGCCTCTAATTCGGATTTGCGGACATCGGTAAGCCCTTCCACGTTGAGCGCGGAGGCAGCTTCCTTCATGGCACTAACTGCGTTGTCGTGCCGCTTTTTAAGTTCTTGGATTTGCTCTAAGTTCATTTTAAAATTTGATTGAATTTAAAAAAGCGGCCGCGTTTGCTTTTGCAATTGCCAACCGGATGTTTATGTTTTGGTTTTTTGGAGCTTCTACTTTTTTTGCGCCCTCAAATGAACGCTTGGCCACTGTTGTATCTTGGTAGGCTGGGAACGTAACAGGCGCAACGTCGTAAAGCGTGCCGCCTTTTAGTAGTTCCCTAACTTGTACTTTACCGCCGTAAATTGCGCGGTCAATCCATTCGTCCGGAATTTTGCCGCGTAGTTCATCCGGATCCAATTCGCTCCAATTTTCGTCCTTTACGGTAAATTGGAATGAGCTTTGGAATATATCGCCGCGTTTAACCTCCTCATAAGTGTCGCGGCCTATTTGCGTGTCCGGTAGGTCAACTTCGTATTGCAGTCCTTTGTCATCGACTTTTAATCGGAGTGTGTTATTTGCGGTTCTGCCAAGTACTAAATTTGAATCGTGGTTTTTTAGGGCGGCGGTTTTGGACGTGTCCATTCCATCAAAAAAGGAACGGTTCACCTTTTCTAAGTACCAACCCATCGAAGTATAAGTATCAAATATTGCGGCAGTGCCGCCAATTCTCATTGAATTGTCATTCTCTGCGCGTTGTTCGAGCGCTCCAATATTTGCAAGGCGTACTTCTGCGTCCGATATTGTTCTACTGTTGTGGGTCATTGTTAGGAGCTTGTAAATTTTCAAGAGTAGTCATATTGACCTGGATATAATGCTTTTTGCCAAGCCCGTCGGCGATTGGATTCATATTTTCAAGGCGGCGAACTTCGTCCAAACTCATAACGCCCGCATTTAACATTTGTGAGTAGTATTGCGCGCGCGCTTGGGTGTCGCCGCGTAACAAGGAATCAAGGTTAAAGCGGAAAAAATAGTTAGCTCGATCCGATTTGCGTATAACGCGCCGGTTCAATTCATCCTCAAAGTTCTTGACGATTGGACGAATTGTATGCGTTACGAACTCGATTGATTGGTGTTCGATATTTCCAAAAGTAGCGCGTTCAAGGTCGCCAATTAAGTGGAGCGGAACTCCAAAAAAACGGGCAATTTCGCGAACAGTCATATTTGACGATTCGATGAATTGTGCATCCTTAGGACTGAGCGCGATTTGTTGAAATTTAGCACCGCGATCTAATACACCGATTGATCCTGTTTCTTTATAATTGCGCATTACACGAAGGAAATTTTCGCGCATAAAATCGGCCTGCTTTTGATCGAGCGGTATAGGAGTTTCTACAATCCCACGAAGCCCCCCGCCATTTTCATACATCGCCGCGGCGTAATCATTTGCGGCCAATGCCATTCCAACGGATTCACGCGCATAGGTTAGCGGGCTTTTACCCTCGATGCCGTCATCGGAGAAGTTCCGAATGTGGAGAACCTCTCCGGAGTCGAGTGTTTCGCTTACTCCCTCGTTTGTGTTCTTGTAAAATATTTTTCCTTTGTAAAGGTACGGTTCGACAAAATCCGGATGGAGTATTTGGAATCCGGAAACGCGGCCTGTACGGTCAAACTTCAATTTGGCATACGCGTTGCCCCTCATCATTAAATGGAGCATAAATGTACTCCGCCAAGTGTAGG